CTGTCTGCGGCCCATTCATTGATTTTGGTGTCGTTCTGCATCCACTTATACACGGTGTAACGACAGGTATTCAAACTTTCAGCCATTGTCGTCACCTCTGTTTCCGGGTCAAATAATGTGAGCAATTCTTTTGCAAAAAAGAACTTAATCTGTCTCTTTTTCCGTGTCTTGATCATCTTCCACCTTTTGTTCTTCCCACTCACAATACGAACAAATACCGTCTTCGTTTTTCTGATTCATACAAGTACACCGAGCATGAGGGTTTTCCTCCCTGGCGGTGTAACGCACATAGGCGTACTCCTCTTCTGACATATCCTCCACACTTCTCCCTCTTCTCATGCTTTCCCCTTTGTTATTGTCCAGTTGATGCTGAAATCTTTACCTTTTTGTTGATTTCCTTTGATAAAGCTGCAATTGTTTTCATCAGCCGTTCCTCATCCCCTCGACCAACATAAACCCTGCTTAAAAATGATAGAGCGTTCTGTAAGTCATTCAAAGTCATAAAAAACCTCTCTAGGTCATGTTGGGGGAGATGACACTACCTTCTTTCTTTTTCCTCTCGGTTTCAACGATGGTAACGAAGGACTAATCCACTCTTCACCCCAAATAAGTACCGGGTGTAAACCTAGACGTATCGCATAACGGTCAGCTGCGGTGAAATGGATGTTTCTTTCGTTGTTGAGATATTTATACACAGTTGGCACAGAACAACCTAAAAGTTCTGCTATTACCTGTGGATCAGGATTGTATTTCCACCGTTCCATCAACGGTTTCGGTGAAAGAAAAACTGAGAACTCTGAAACCCTTTTAGTCATTGGCTTTCGTTGGCCGATAAAGAGCAACTCGAACTTGTTTTGAACCCTCAAATGGTTCAAGCCTCCATTCAGTCCTTTTTAACGGCTTTCCTTTCTCATCAACTTCTTGAATGTAATGCTCATACATCCATGTCATAACGCGCTTCATGCGTCTAAGTGATTGACATGGTGCGGTACAGGATCAGTTTCCCCCGGCGCAGCCGACTCGTATCGGACAAGTAAATCTTCAGCCATTTCCAACTCTTGTTCCACAGCCTTACGAAGCGAACGTTCCTGTTCCAATTCGGCAACCAGGTTCGCATATCTGTCAGCCAGCAGCTCATACTGTTTCAATAGGACTTGGGGGAGCGTGGATGTGGCGACTGACATAATGGGTCAAGAGTAGATCACCCTTTAGTGAAGGTCAAGCATCCTCAATCTCGGTACAGATATTCGTACAGTTTGATCGCCGACTTGTCGAGGTGTAGTTCTGACACCGAAGTTGTGTAGCCAAGCCCGGAACAGAACACTTCCCACCAATGCCATCGCATACGGCCAAATAAGGCTTGAGGGATGCCCATTGACTCATACCAAGCCGAAGGCAGTCCAGCAGCTTTTAACAGCCCTTTCGGTACAGGCCCAAGAGTGACCGAAATATGGGTCAGCACTACAGGAACATGAGGGGCGCGTTGTGCTGCAATAGTCAACTGCTCCCAAGGGCAACCGAACGCATCAAGGTCAATGATGTCAAACACCGTCAAATCCATCCCTTTCATGGCTTTACGGTTGTCACCCATAATTACGTTGGGGTTCACATATTTGCGCTTCTCAATACCGACCGTTGTTACTTGCAGTTCCGGGCGTTGCCGTTGAATCTCTTTCCACACCAGCCCCTGACCAGCGAACGCATCAAGCACATGGATTTTGTTTTTGCCGATCTTGTCTATGAGTTCCAGGCGTAAACGAACCTTCGTGCGTAAATGGCTGTTTTCGGTGAAAACCTGTCGCATTAGTTGTTTGCTGTAACTATCTCGACACCATCAACACCCTTACAAGCCTTCTCAATGGCCGCAGTAATCATCCCTTGCTGAGAAGTAGGGGCTTTAACCAGCCAATAGCAGTATTGGAAAGGATCAAGGTTTCGTTTCCTTTTATCGTTCGGTGAGTCCGTCACATCAGCAATGAGTTTGTCAAGGTCGTTCGCATCAAAGCCTGTTCCCGCCAAAGTGTCATCAGAAATCACATCCCGGAGCAACCGAGTCAACTCATCGCTGTCATACACAGCAAAATCAGACGTGCGATTGTCTGCCAACAAAATCTTTTTCGCTTGCAAATCATCAACATCCACGACCATTGCCGGGATCGTTTCCATTCCACATTGCTTGGCCGCTTGCCAACGATGGTTGCCAGCCAAAATCAGCATCGTGGACTTCTGAACAACTATTGAACCGTAAAAGCCGTTTGCCTTAATAGATTCAACGATCTTGGCGACATTGCCCTTACGAGGGTTAGCAGGGTGAGGCTTAACGCTGTTGATGGGTAGATCCATCGCATTCGGTGTCTGTTCCACAGTTGCTCCTTAGTTGGTGGCTCCCTATGGGCGCGGAAAGGAGAAAACGCAACCCACAGGGAGAGGGAGTCCACCTGCCATATGACGATCAGGAGTGTATCAGAGAGCCGTATCGTGCGTAAGTGTCATCCAGGTTATTAGAAATATATATAATCTCTTGATTTTTCACTACAGCCCACTCAACTCCGTGCCAAGTTTTTTCTGTTTCGCGTTGCCAAATCTGATGGTTGCCTTCACCGTCAATCACAACCCAAGGGTTCTCGCCGGGTGTAACCATCTCTACCATTGGGCGAGAAAGTTTGCGCCTTCGATGTTTCCCTGATCGTTCGGCTTCGGTTAATCCACCCCAAATGCCTTCTTCGCCTTCACCAGCTGCGAGACAAGGTTCAATAACCGAACAGCCTTCGCATATGGCTTTTGCTTGCAGTTCCCGGATCTTGCGCTCTATGTGCTTTTCGTCTTCTGAAGGGAAAAAGACCTGCGTATCCTTACCTCGGCAAGCAGCATTTTCCATCCATCGCATCCAGCGAACTCTAGTTCACGATGTAAAGGCTATGGGATTAGAGTTTGTAAGCCCTGTCCATACGATCAACGAAAGACAGGTGACGGTAAGGAGCAGGTGTTTCCAACTCCCAATCATCCTCAGGCTCTTGCTCAAGTATGAGCATCCGTTTCTCAACGATCTCACCTTTGACAACCTTGAGATACATTCCCTCAGGAACTTCCCACACCTGAACCAAATCAACGTGTGCTTGATGGCAAGCAGTTTCCAAGATTTGTTTTGTTGAAGCGAACACCAACGATTTGTTTTTGGTATGGCCGATCCACAATGGTGAACCATCCAAACGAGCGAGGTGCATGGTTTTGGCATCGTTGGCTTCATACCAGCCGATTGCGGCCCTACCCCACAGTTCGCCTAAACGGTTGAGGTCATCAATGTTGGCGAGCAGTTGGAAGATGGCTTCTGAGTCCACTTGACCAATTCGTTCAACTCCGAGTGTCTCGAATACTTCATCATCGTTGCCGATGTGACCGTTGTGAACACCAATGATTCCTGGAACAACAATTGGATGATTGTTGGCAGGGTTATCTTTAGAGCCTTGGGTCGCATAGCGAGCGTGTAGCAACGCTGTACGAGTGTGCTTTGGGATGAGGTCAATGTTGCGATCAACGAAAATGTCTGCGTTGACTGGTTCTTTGACATAGTAGAGGTCTAAACCTATTTCAGTATTTTCTGACCAAACAGCCCCGGTAGCGTCACGACCTCGGCTTTGGATTTGGCGTAACAGTTTGTCTGACAACAACCGTGTCTGAATGACTCGGTGATCTTTGTCGCTGATGCTGAAACCTGCGATACCACACATTGTTAGTGACCTCCTCTGAGGGTTGTTGCCCTCGCCTTTAGATATTGTGCGTCTGCATCGGTGAACAAGTTTTGTTTGTCTGCCAATGGCTTTACAAGGGTGTTGAGAACACCGAATACTTCGCCAGTTTCGTTGACCAATTCTTGTTCGGCCGCCGTGAAGTCCACGAATGCAATCAGGAACTTGACCCAAGCAGTAATTTTCTTGGAGTTCAATGAACCTTGGTGCAGTCGCACTTCATATGTGCCGTATTTGTTGAACGGTGTGATGTTGAGCGATGAAGTCCTGTTGACCTGATACTTGTCAGGGTCTGCCCCTGCCAAAATCATGTTCTGCCAACGACTGACCTCACGAGGAGCAACTGTGGAACAGTAGGTGTTGCCCCACCTGCTCTGAGCAACGAACTGTTGGATCATGGTTTCATTTTGATACCAACGACCAACCAATTCTGCTCGCTGTTCTTTGGTCATGTCTCGAACACCGAGGTGAACGTGTAAACCACAACTGCGACTTACACCACCACCAGCATCCTTGATTGCTTTCATCACCTTTTTGATTTGAACGAAACCATCCTCACCTTGAAGTATTGGTGAGATGACTTCGCCACCTGAATACACCGAGCCGTCACGCTCAACTTTCCATTCCGTGTAACCACTCACACGAGCCGAGCAGACTTCGCACACCGTTCCGTGATATGGAAGCACATGAATGTGTGCAACGCCAAGAGCCTGAGCAACTTGATCTGCGACCGTTCTGCGATCCATATTCACATATTCAATTTCAACACCATAGGTACGCATTGCAAGAACTTGGACTTGTGGAAGTCGTTGGTTCAAAATCCGTTGAACTGCGCTCGGTGGATTGAACCTTTGTTGCGCGGCCAAACGACCTGCCTGTGAACGGCGAGGGTTTGGTGCTGTCAACGGTGGAAGGTTGTTTACTCTCGCATGGCGAGAAGCAGACAGCCGGGCTGTTGACTCGTTGTTGAAGTTGAGTAGTTGGACAATGAATGCCCAAGACTCATTTTGGTTCACTCTGAGGTGATAAGCCTCTCGGTCACGATCCACTTGTGTAAGTGGCATTACTGGTGAGATTGTCGGCATCTCTTTCCTTTCCGTAGAACTCCCTGTCCTACATAGATCAGTATAGGGGCGAAACTATCCCTAAGTCAAGTCAGCCATTTCCATATGAAAAATCTTGCCTTCCTCAACCAGCCTTCTGAACGACCTTGGAGCGACCTTGTAGTAGAGGGAGAGCGACCAAGCCCTCGCATCAGGTTCTACGTCGGTTTCTAGGTTTGAGAAGCCTTTGGCTTTGTTGTGCCGTTGTAGGGCATGGCGAAACTCGTGGATCACGGTCACGACCGAAGGTTTGCTCATATGGATTGTGTTGCCTGCTGAACGATAAAAACCCCATCCAGCTGCGCTGTCATCAATGATTACAGGCATAGGAATACCATACGCATTGGAGGCTTTTTGCACCCATTCCTGCATTTTGATCCATTTCCGGGAATCATTACAAATTGACCAATCTTTGAGCATTACTTTGGTGATCGCCAATGTTTCAGGTTTGAAGTTTTGGAACTTTCGGTGGTACTGCATTAGTGATCGTCACAGTTGCAGTCAGGTTCACAAACATTTTGTGCGAACTCTTCGAGTACGGCCATGAAAAGCATTTGTTGTTCTTGTTCTTCTTCGGTCATTACTTCACTCCAATCACTTTTGAATTGATTATTTCACCGTTGAGAATGACAAGGTTTGCGTAATAGGTTTTCTTGCCATTTGGCCGCTTTACAGAAGCGGAATGAGTCCAACCATTTTGTTGACCGAACCAACCTGCCTCAACTAATTGAAGCAACTCCCAATCTTGACCGTCTTCGTTAAACATCGGTATTCACCTCTGCACAACAAGATTTGCAACAGAGAACCCAGCCCCCGTTAAAATCATCCATAAAGGTAGTGGTTGCTTCACAACATTCTGTAAGTGTTTCCATTTTTCCTCCTCTGTCAGACTCCCTGCCTGACAAGACGAGTATAGGGGCGAAACTATCCCTAAGTCAAATACCTATATTTGCGCTCGAACATTGGCGTTCAGGGTTCTCAACGCATCCACCGACGTGCGAAGCGACAACAATTTCTCTCGTTTTGCCTTGACCAAAGCCTCAGCGATTTTGAACTGGTACAGGTTGTCAGACATAGCCAAATCTGCAACTGCTTCACGATTGCGAATAGATCCGTCAGCAGACAAATATGCTTTCGCCCACATTGCTTTGTGTGTTGCTTCGGTTTCGGCTGCTCTTTGAGCAAGAACTTCAAACTCTTCGGTATCTGATTCCAGATTAGAAAGAAGACGCATGATCTCTTCCTCTATCTGTCCTTGAGTGATTGGGCCGTTTCTCATTCTTCCGGGTGCTTCCGTAAATCGGCGAACAAAGCTTGATCAGTTACGCCACAAGCATCAGCGATCTGACGATAAGGAACTCGTTTCTCGCGCAAACGGCGAACCACCTTGCGACGTTGTTTACCTAAGCGAACAACTGACTGCTGGTGTTCTCGCATCATCTGTGTCAGCAAACGACATTTCTCTAAATCGTCTTTCTCGCTGTCATGCTGTATAGCGTCATCTGTGATGACAATTTGTGGTTCCATAACCCCTCCGACCGTGTTGGGCAGATTATAGGGGGGTAGTGTTACGCCTCTAGCGACCTCAAATGTTCTTCGCCTTTTGTAGTCATTTTGCAAATCATTTGTAGTTCCTTTGCAGATGACCTAGCAAAATCCCCGGTAGGCACTATAAAGCCCATCGTGCGTAATTCTGAACAGCGTTTCCAGTAGCAACATTTAGGTTTGAAGGCCAAGCCTGTAATCACTCCTGCTTCCTCATCGGTCAGCCCTCGACCACCACGATATGCCTTCAACAAAACTGTCTGTTGAGATGGCGCACGTTTAGATGCTCCCTTGGCTGCTTTCTTACTTGTCACCGGGTCACTATTCCTAAACATCGGAATGATTATGGCTTCGGTTACTTCTTCTTTGTAACCACCCAATCCGTAAGACGGGTGAAACATTTGATTTTCTTTATCCTTCATAAAAAAGTTCTCCTTCAACTTTGATGATGATTTTGTTTTCCTTTTGTCTTGATGGCGCATGAAACGAGATCGTTGTTACATGATCTCCTGTGTCATCAGGAAACAAATTAGCATCAACCATCCCGTCAATCGCTGCTTTTACTGCTGGCATACAAGCTGCGGTGTCCTGTAATCGCCCCTTTAATTCGAGGGTGACTTCAACGGTCGCATCCGTCAATGGGCAACTAGGGCTGAGGGCGGCGAAATGCTCTCGCCACATTTTCGTGTTCTTGGCTCGTTCCCAACGGTTGCCAGCCCTTTCAGCGTTCACAGTCCAGGGTCGCATCCACACCTCAAAGGTATAGACCTGTCTGTAGTTGTGCATTGAATGGGTTACAACTGATTCCATATCTAAAGACTACTTTTCAGGTTTGCGTAGCAAGCCTTTACTCACAGCCTCAGCCGGGTTCGCATGAACATACTGATGGCAAGCAGTACACAACGCCAACAGGTTTGAAGGATCATGGCCGCCACCTTGGGAACGCCGTAAAACATGATGCACGGCTTCAGCCTGACCAGTACAAACTTTCAGCCGGGCTTCGCATACCCCTTGACATCTTTCGGCAACAACCTTGCGCGACTTCACCAAAGCCCCATCAGTTTTCACACGTCGCTTTATCGGTTTGCGTTTGATCGGCTTATTTGACCTCTTCAGAGGTGTGCGCTTGAGAGGCTTTTTAGGCTTCAAGTTCGAGCATGGCTTTCCCCTGCTCCAACGCATCATTAGCCTGAGACACAAGTTCCTTCAAAGCTTCCCTGTCTAACGACTTCGCCATGCTGTCATACATCCTCAAAAAGTTTGAGCGCAAAACATCCACATTCTCCGACATACAGATGTCACGCCAACCAATAGCCTTCACCACAGCCGTTGTAGTCGCATGAGAGAACTCAGGAACGCCTCTCTGCCCTACTTCCCCTACCTGCCTCAAAACCTCCTGCCAAGCCACACCTGGCGTTGGAGAAACCGCCCCTGACATACGGCCAACAGCATTCAACACCTGCGCTGGGGAAGGAAAAAACTCGCATTCACGAACCAACTCTTTTGCCGCCGACATCACATCCGAGGCTGGCAAACCACTCAGAACATCGTGGAAAACTATCGCCGTCTGCTTCGTGACCTTTGCCTGAGGAAAAGCCGCAGCCATATAACCCAAAACTTCTGCTGTTTCATGTTTGTTCACGACTCCTCCAAGAAATCTCGAATACCGTCAAAGCCACGTGGCTCATTCTGCTGTTGTTCCCTCTGTGCCTGCAAACGCATCGTGTCATACTTTTCTCTGAGTTTCGCCGGGGAGAGGATGTTTGCTTTCCAAAAAGGGTTTGCTTGCGACCATCGAATACAAGCCTCCACCTGTTCTGCCGTGCGATTATCCAGTCGCATCAGGCGATCCATGTCGGCAATCCACTTCTCTGTGATCTTTGGGTGCTTACTTCCGTTATCAAAAATCAACCCTCCTAGCAAACGACAAAGCCGTGAGGCTTCAGAGGTGTTTAATAAGTACGGTTCTTGTATGGTTATGTATGGTTTGGGTGCATCTCCTGCACCCCGTTCTGTCGTCATATGCACCTCGTTCGGTATGAGATGCACCCCGTTCGTGTCGTCAGATGCACCCCGTTCATCAACGACCTGCTCCTCTTGCACCTCGTTACGAAGCCCCAAAGCCAAGTTCCAACCCTGAGGTCGGCGATCATGTCGGGGAATATAAGCTGCAACAATCCGGGGATCGCATCGGCTGATCACCCCTAATTCCTCCAACTCATCCAACTTCAACCTGATAGCGCGTTCAGACAGCAACGTGTAACGCTGGATCGTGGCAACAGAGGGAAAAGCGGCCGTGCCATCAGGGTGAGCGTGATTAGCCAACGCCAATAGCACAAGTTTTTGGGTAGGAGACTGACATGGGGCATGATTCAATGCCCAAGAAAACGCCTCAACACTCACGCATACCCCTATTCAAAGACTTAAAAAACTTAGTGCGAAATCTAGTGCGAAATAGAGAGCCAGGGCTGGCGAATCCGACAAACGCCAACCCCGGCTCATTTACTGCGAATTACCTTCCGATCAAAAAGGCTCTTCGTCAGCAAAAATCTCAGCGACAGGCTGTGGGTTCATCAACGCATCAATGACCTGTGAAGCCTCTCGACTGTTCATATCTTTTGCTGATCCTATATCACGACCAACAACCCTTGAAGCGAACCCTGGAACATCAGGGATGGCGTTATCTTTCGCCAACTTGTTGATCAAGAACACCTGCTTTTCGGAAACAGGGTTACCTGCTGATGCTTGCTTGGCCGCAGGGCGCGCGACAGACGCATTAGAAGCCTGCTGAGGCTGGGCAGGAACATTTACTGCTGTTGCTCCCGGAAACGACTTAGTGATCGTCTGAACGCTCACACCACCACTTGCGTTGTCCTGCTTAGACCACAAATTGAGTGCAATTCCGTAACGCATGGAACCGTTCCTCAACAGGTCGCCGATGAGTTCCTTCTCGTAGTCACCCTTGTCTGCCCTTGCTGAACCAACACAAATCATTGGCTTGCCGAGCAAGGTCATTTTGCCCCACATGGTTGCCATACCGTTTTCAATGTGAATGGCAGGCCGCCCATTGATCCACTCAATTGGTTCCCACGACCATCCAGCATCAATTGTGATGAGAATGCGTGTGATTTCCGAGTGTGAAACGTAACTGAGATTAACTCCGTTACGAGGGATCGTTCCCACGATCTTTGGATCAGGTGACGCGTACTCTTCGAGTACCGCCAACAGCAATTGATTATTTAGTTCTTCACTCACTTTTTCCTCCGTTCATCATTCGCATTGTGCGAAATGGGTTTCCTTGTTTCATATATTGCTTTACTAGATCAGGATGAGCCTCTTTTAAGGCTTTCGTATCCAAACTTTCACGGCCAGCAGTTTGTTTCCAGGAAACTACAGGGCGACCATTCAAGATACCAACCTCGTTATCCATTAACAGTCGAGCCAACGCATCCTTAGCCTGCTTTTCTTGAGCCTCGCCTTGAGCCTTCATCTCACGCCCAATTTCAAGCAACTGAATAAAAGTTTCAGCCTCCTGAGGCAACTCAATTGATGTTTTGGCGACCGGGAACATTGAAGCAATGTCATCAGCACTCAAATCCTGAATCAAATCATCAGACAACGGCTCTTTATCGTCAATCATTTTGCCGATACGTTCTGCCTCAGCATCAATCGCATCAGCCAAAGCGTTGTCAAACGGCATCTCAATGATTGAAAAGTTTTGTCGCTTGTCAAACACACCGAAGAACACAGGACAGCCAACGATCTTGGACTGCATATGACCTTGAGTAACCCACTCCTGAGGTAAATCAGAAGCCGAGTTGACCGTGTACTTGCCTGTCACCTTGATTTCGCCAATGAACTCAGGTGTTTCCACCGAAGCAGCTGGAACAGCGTCAAGCGAACCAACCCATCGACCACCTGTATAAACGATGTCCGGGGTCACCATTGGAGTGCCAAGCCTCAAGCCCATTTCCTCAACGAGCAAAGGTTCCATGATGTTGCCCTTACGCATAGCCCAACTTTCCTCCACCACCACAGGCGAAGTCAGTTTCTCCATATACAACTGTGCGCGACTCTTGTAAGGGCTAACCCCCATCAAAGCGGCCGAATCAGAGTAACCAAAAACGGTTTCCCCATTTTCTCCTCGGAATCTATCCCAAAGCCATTCTGCTGAACCATGTTTGTGTTTTAGTTTTGTTTTCATATCTCCCTATTCTCCTCTAGGGGTGTAACAGAGTTAAAGCTGCTCCACCTGCCATATTTGTTTTGCTACCCACCTTGCTACCGGGGTAGCAACGCCATTACCTATCTGCTTATATCTGTGCGTATCCGATTGGATACTGCCATCAGCCTTGTAAAGAGTGTGATCCAACGGCCAGCCCATCAGTAACTCGCATTCTGAAGGCGTAAGGCGACGTACAGCCATCTGTGGCTCACCATCATGCACCTGAATATGAGGCTCATTATCGCCACGCTTGGACTCTGCTCGAAGAGTAGGAACAGTTCCCTCCCAAACACCACCACCTAAACGCACCATCGTTCCAGGTTGAAACACCGTTGGCTCATCAACAGGTTGCGCCACGAAATCGCTGCTATCACGACCAACCCTCAACGAACGGTGAATCCCGGAATCATCAAGTTTTTGGTTGTAGCCGTCATACACCACAGGCTCAGTAATAAACATCTGTGCGTGATGTGATTGTGGGCTTGGCCGCAGACCAGTCAACGCATTAGCCGTATCCAGTTCGGTAGCAGAGAAAGTATTTGCCTTAGCATCCTCACGAATTGAATAGGCAACCGAAGGTGACTGCTGGCTTGCCTTTAAGGTTGGTGAAATGTCCTCGGTAACGTTCGCATTAGAACCGAATTGCGTGTCAAAAGCCAAAGGAACAGCAACCATCGGCGTATTACCCCCTCCTGTACCCATCTTTGCTGACAGCGTTTGACTAACACCATCGTTGGCTATACGCGCACCATCACGATAAGAGTTCTCAAACAGAACAGTCGCATCCTCGTCACCTTGCAACACCATCGGCGTATTGTTGCCTCCAGTACCCATAAAAGCCTGAAGCGTAGAAATAGTTTCACCGTGAATAGTTGGGCCGATACGGCGATCATCGTTAAACACGATTGCCATACCACCTTGATTCAAACTTGGATCAGGCTTCCATGTATCCAAAGTCTTAGCCACATCAACTTCGTTTACACCGCTATCCGGGTTAGACGACTTCATGGAATTAGACGAAAGGGAATCAAACGCATAAACAGTCTGCTCAACAACGACATGAGCCGAGTCTGAGGTTTCTGATCCTCTTGGCGAAGATCCACTTTTAGAGGTCAAAGGCCCAACGACATCTGCATAAATAACGGCTGTCGTGGTTCGAGTATCGCCTATGTCAAACGCATTCAAGGTTGGGGCTACCTGACCATCAATCCAAGTCTCATCATCCGTAGCCGATTGCGCCCTACGAGACTTCACAAACAACGATGGTTCATCCGTAACAACAACATGACCTGCATCGGCATCCTGATTGACTACTGTTCCGTGATGGTAGAGGCTTGCTCCGATGGCGTTAACAATTGCGCCCTCATCTCCAACGCTTTCTGTAAGCGTTCGGGAAGCACTTTTCCTCTTCGGTTTGCTCTTCTCAAAATACCCTGGCAAGCTTTCGGAGACAGGTAATAACGGGTTTGGACACTTTGCGGCGGTTGCAGAATCCCAGCAAGAGAGGAGGAAAATGCGTCTTCGACGTTGGGGGATTCCGAAAAACTGTGCATCCAGCAAAGCGTATTCGCTGAGATACGCCCCTGCTTGCCCCATTTCATTGATGACCGTTGCAAAATCTCTTCCATTGTTTGAAGAGAGGGCTCCTGCGACGTTTTCCCAAACTGTCCATCGGGGAAAAGTTCCATTTGTGACATCTCGCATCTCCTTGATAATTCGTATTGCTTCGTGGAATAAACCTGACCTTGCACCCTCTAACCCGGCTCGCTTTCCAGCAACCGACAAATCTTGACACGGGCTGCCGAAAATAATTACATCTACAGGAGGCAATTCAGCCCCGGAAACAGTTGAAATGTCACCCCACTTGGGTACATCAGGCCAATGCTTATTCAAAACATTTTGACAATTCTTATCCCACTCAACTTGAAACTTGCATTCTCCATAAGTTTCAAAACCCATGTCGAAGCCGCCCACGCCTGCAAAAAGGCTTCCAAACGTTAGCTGTTTCATCATTTCCTCCCAAAAGGTTTCATCACACTAACCACCCACTCAACCCAAGTCAAGGATCATGTCAAAAGTTTTGTTTCCTTAATCATCCCCACCGGGATCGCCAACAGATGATCGTACATTTCCTCGTTCGTGTACGACTGTGCGATCACCACATAGTCAGGCTTCGCATCCGGGATTAGATAGCCGATGGAAGAAACAATGCACGGCTCTACATCAACAGGCAAACCAATCCAAGTATCACCAATCGAGTGTGCATCATGCCAAACAACAAGAATGATCGCATGTTTCATAAGACAGCCATATCTGACCAACCTTTAGGGTCATGTTTGCCAACAAGGAAAGTTAAAGTACCTGGCGTACTCCAATTACCTGTCATATCGGTGTACCACTTGCTACCACCATCGTTAGAAGGACATTGGAAACGATACCAAGGCCCAAAATCTTGTACCTGAAGGTGATGTCGGTGCGCTGTAACCCAAATATCAGGCTCACGACCCTCCTCGCGAAGAATCCTGATTGACTGACCGCGCAACCATTCCACCTCTTTACCGCTGATCTTGTGACCGTGCGTGAAAGCAACCTTCACCCCGGACAACTCTGAAGTAGTCACAAACTCATCGTGAGGGATAGTCCAACGCATGTTCTCTATCTCAGGCCGCCCATCCAACACCCTTTTCAGGGCATCAGTAAGGAAACCACCAGCGTTATCCGAATCCGACGTAACCGATTTGCCGTTCCTTCGCATCCACTCACCGTGATTACACAACACCGAAATGAACTCTGAACGCTCGGCAAGAGGGGCTAACTGGCGTACACCTTGCGCCCACAAGTCAAGAGCCAACAGCAACTGCTGGCGTTGAGTCAACTCCACCGTAAACAACTGGCTCGAATAGTTGCCATCACAACCCTCAACAGGGTCACCCATATTGACTATGGCAATGTTCTCAATGTTGCGGCCCAACTTACGAAGTTCCCTAATCCGAACAACAGTCGCATTCACCCCATCCAAAATCCGTTCAACTGCAGCTTCCGTGCCACCCCCGGCAGACTTACCAATCTGCTGATCAGCCCAACAAACAACAAGCGTGGAAGGCGTTGCATCAGATGGTGTAACCGTTTTAGGTAACACTTTCCACTTAGCCACATACTTCCGAATGTCATCAATCTCTGAGTCAGGCAACGCATTAACGCTCTTCCTACGAAACTTTGCTCGATACGAATACAGCCAAATCAGGTCACGATCACCGTTCTCAAGCCGTTTAGACGACTGCCATTTAGACATACGAACCGTGTCATCAGCAACCTCAAACACATCAGGATCAA